AAGGCTATCCGCGGCGGCGATCTTGACGAGCTTCGTCGTCTTATTTTCGGTTAGCGGGGCCTGCCGGACAAAGATCGTATTCGTCGACCGCGCGATCGACATCCTCGGCTTCGTCAAGGACAACCGGATCGTCGGGGCCGTGAGCGAGATCAAGGACGGGGTGATCGTGACACCGGGTTTCATCCTAGAATACAGACGGCTTCAAAAGGCGCTTGAGGATTGCGAGAAGGGAAAACAACCATGACATCAGATAAATTGCCGACACTCAACGGGCTCGATGAGCGAATGAGCGGACTTGAAAAGATAATAAATGTCTACATCGCCGAAATAAAAGAGGACATCAAGCAGATTCGCGAGAATGAAATCCCCCACTTGAGGGCGGATATCGAATGCCTAAAGAAATCCCAATGGAAGATGCTCGGCGGGCTTGCCGTCGTCGTTTTCCTGATCGAGATGGGAATCCGCATCCTGCCGAACATCCTGGCGACGGTCATAAAATGATGAACCTCGTTCGCTTCATCATCACCATCGTCTTCATTCCCGTCGGCCTTATCCTCTCCCCCATCCTGGGCTTTGTTCGCTTCATCATCACCATCGTCTTCATTCCCGTCGGCCTTATCCTCTCCCCCATCCTGGGCTTTGTTCGCTTCATCATCACCCCGGTATTGCAGGCGGTCTGGCGGAAGCCGGGGAAGGCGGGAAAGCCGGCCTCTCCGCAAGTTGCCGATCCGCCCATGTTCGACATTGACCAGGCCCAGACCCAGAAGGAAAACATCGACTGGAATAAAACATCGTATATCACGTTCAAGGGCGGGAGGTGCTGATGGCGAAACGGATTTTAATCATCGTGCTGGTCTTCCTCGTCATGGCCCTGGCTCTTGTCATCCCCGCGCGAAACCGGCTTGCCGGGCTTGATAGGGCCGTGATGCTTGGAACGCACACCATGTTCATGAAATCGCCCGATCAGACGAGTCGGGAGTTCCAATCTTCGTTCAGCCGCTTTGCCGTCGGGCTACTCGAAAACTATGAGGGCGTCATCATCAAATACTACATCCGCGACACGGGCGAGGAGTATGCCGAGGTGGTCGCGACGACGAAGTATAAGACGGGGAAATGAAGGCTGAGTTTGAAGCGCTTATGAAAAAGCTTGAGGTGAAATCTCTCAAGAGTCTTGATAAGGGGGGTAGCCTGCTTTTAGAGTTTAATATCTATGACGATGAACTCGTGGCTGACCTAAATCGGCTAATGAGGGCCGATGCTGAAGTTAGGGTAATTATTGAAAACTTAGAATGAAATATAACCCAAAAATGCTTAAAAAATTAGAGGCATTCATCGCCGAGATGGATGAGTCTAATTTTTGGAAGCATTGCTCCATCCATCACATTGCCTGCCTCTTCGGATGCCACCGAACTTCGATTTACGGCTGGATTAAGGATGAAGACAAAATTGGCCTTTCAACACTCTTAAAAAAATGGGAAGAGAAACGCAACGCCCTCTTTTTGGAAATCAGGCGGAAAGACGGGGCCTGGATATTTTTGGCCAAGAACTGGCTGGAAATGACGGATAAGCAGGAGACCGCCCACAGCGGCGATATCCGCATAAAAGTTGAGAAGACGATAACCGACATCAGGCCCGATGACGGATGAAATCAAGCTCAGGCTGTATTACCATCCGAACCAGCAACGGATATTCAGCTCGCCTGCGAAGGTCAAGGTCATTGCGAAAGGCAGAAGATTTGGCCTTACGAAAGGACTTGCCAATTACGTCATCGAGCGTATGCTTGACGGCCTGACTCCATGCCTCTGGATAGACACGGTCAACTCGAACATCGATCGCTATGTCGAGCGCTATTTCGCCCCCGCGTTGAGGGGCCTTCCGCCGGAACATTGGCAATGGCGGCAGCAGAGGAAGGAGCTAACGATCCTCGACCGCAAGTGCGACCTGAGAAGCGCGGACAAGCCGGAGCTGATCGAGGGCTTTGCATACAGGCTCATCATCCTGAACGAGGCGGGCATAATCCTCAATGATGAATATTTGTGGGAGAATTCCATAAGGCCGATGGTCTTGGACTTCAATCCCGAACTAATCATCGGCGGCACGCCGAAGGGGAAGAACCTGTTTTTCGACCTGAAGGCCAAGGCCGAAGACAAACAAGACGAGCGGTACAAGGACTGGGAGTTTTTCCATTTCACGAGCTACGACAATCCGTTCCTCGATAGGGCCGAGATCGACGCCCTGGTCGCCGACCTGCCGGAGCATGTCAGGCGGCAGGAGATATACGGTGAGTTTCTTGAGGACATGACCGGTGTCTTCAAGAATCTCGACGAAGTCATCGGCAAATCGCAGGCCAGGGAATGGCGGGCGGATGAGACGTGCTACATCGGGGCGGATTTGGGCAAGGCGGTCGATTTCACCGTCATCACCGTCCTTGACGGCGAAGGCAACCAAATCTATTTCAACCGCCTTCAGGGCTACGATTGGCCGTATCATATCAAGACCGTTGCGGAGACGGCCAGGAAATATCCCGGCATTGTCTATGTCGACTCGACCGGGGCGGGCGACCCGATCTTCGACGCGCTCAAACGGGAAGGCATTACCGTCGAGGGATATCATTTCACGGCGGAATCGAAGCGCAGACTCGTCGAATGCCTCATGCTCAGCCTGGAGCATAAAGAGCTTAAATTGCTTAACGAGCCGATACAGACGAACGAGCTTAAATTCTTCAGCTATGAGACGACGGCAAGCGGGCTTAAATATTCTGCGCCATCGGGAAAGCACGATGATTGCGTATTCGGGCTGGCCCTGGCTAACTGGGGGCGAAAAAACAGGCCCTTGAGAAGGATCATATTCTTGGGCGACGAGCCCTCCTTCCCCGCCCAGGTCTTGGAGCAGTTCGCACCGAAAGAGGAGACCGATCCGGAAGTGCTCGCCCTCAATGTTGAGGCCAACGTCGTTCGGATGACGGCTCTTCTTCAATGTGGCCACATCATCCCCAAAATAGCCACCATGCTCAAGCTCGACTTGGGACTCATGCAGAAGTGGCGGGTGAGCCAAGAATCGTATATCGCCAAAGTCCAGCGGGCCAAGGTAGCGGAGATCGCGGAGATGGCGAGAGAGATTCGGGCGGGGAAAGAGATATCATGCTCATCCTGAAAGCTTACGCCAACTTCGACCTGATCGGCGAAATCCACATCCAGAACATCGGCCGGCACGAAGGCGACTGGTTCGAGTACAGGATCAGAAAGCCCGAAGGCCACGATAAGCCGGTTTTTCTTCATCGGCGAAGTAGCGGATGGATGCCCTTAGCCGAGAAGGTCTTGCATTATCTGAAGAAGGTGAGGCCGATGATGGAAGTGAGGCCAACAGAAATGGGCGACATAGATTTCCTTGGTCTTATGGGAAATAAAAAGAAATTCGGAAAAGCCATTAAAAAGCAGGTAATGGATGCACTCATGGAATATGCCGAAGCCGATATGGAAATAGAGAATGACAAGATACTATATGGTGACCCAAATGCTGAGCCGCCGAAGGGCATATTGCTGGGTGGCGACCTGATCGAATATGAAACACCTAAGAAGCAAACGCAAAAAGTCCAGACACGGCTGGACAAAGGAAGGATGGCTCGCATACAAGGCAAGGGCCGCAAGCCTCAATAGGCTCATCTGCAACTGGTGGAAAGTCCGGCAGGTGTGCGAGGAAATGCAACAGAGAGAAGATTAGTCGATCCGCTGACGCTTCTCCGCTTACTCAGACCGCACTGGAAATTTAGCAATGGAAAAAGATAAAGAAAATTTAAATACGCTTGAACGTTTAGTATATACAATCGGCAAGTTAAGGGGGCTATATGCCAAAGGCGCAACTGTCAATGCCCCGATAGCCGACCCTACTGCCTGGCGCGGCATAGGAAGCTCATGGGGCGAGGGTGCCCTGCATGGCAAAAAGCCGACCACGAAGGCCGAGCTCATTGAACAGTTCAAATCTTGGGTTTTCATAGCGTCGAATCTGAACGCCGACGCCGTCGCCTCGACCCCGCTCAGGCTCTACGTGCAGAAGAAAGTCAAGGGACATAAATGGCAGGTCATCCGCGCCAAGCCGATCGACAAGGCCAGGCTGAGATGGCTTTCCGGCAATAAGGGGCTGTTGAAGTACACGAAGAAGGACATGGAGATCGAGGAGGTGACGGAGCATCCCCTGCTTGATCTCTTCAGCAACGTCAACGATTTCATGAACGGCTCGGACCTGATGGAGGCCACGTCGATTTTCATGGACTTGACGGGCGAGGCGTACTGGTACATCGTCAAGGACAAGAAAGTCGGCAGGTCGCTTGAGCTGTGGCCGATTCCGAGCCAGTACATGCGGGCCATCCCCGGCGAGACGACGAAAGAATTCATCAAGGGCTGGGAATACAGGCGGGGCAACAAGGCCGTCGAGCTTGAGCCCGGCGAGGTGATCGACTTCCGAACCGTCAACCCCCATAACTTCCTCCAGGGCTTTTCCGCCGTCCGGGCCGTCGCGGACAGCGTTTACATCCAGAACAAGATGTACGAGTTCGAGCAGGCGCTGTTCGAGAACAAGGCGAGAACGGGAAGCCTCATCGAATCGTCCGCCGATGTGAGCCAGCCCGAGATGGAGAGGCTGCGGGAGGATTGGAAGCAGAGATACGCCGGAACGCAGAAAACCGGGACGACGGCGATCCTGCCGCCCGGCCTCAAGGTCGTGAAAGACCAGATGACGCCGGAAGAGCTGAGCTATATCGAGGGGCGGAAGATAACGAGGGAGGAGATCGCCGCGGCCCTTGATTGCCCGATCTCGCTGTGGGACAAGACGGCCATCCGCGCCAACGTCGAGGCCGCGCTTTACTTCCATGCCAAGTTCGGGATTCTGCCGAGACTGCGGAAGATCGAAGAAAAGCTGAACGAAAGGATAGACGACCTGTATCCGGCAAAGGAGCGGGGCAACATCGGTGATCTATTTTGGGCTTTCGATAACCCCGTCCCTTCCGATGCCGAATTCGATCAGAAGGCACGCAGGGAAAACGTCGACAGCGGGATCATTTCGAGAGACGAGGCCCGTGAGGAAATCGGCAAAGACGCGAGGGGCGGGCCGGCAGACGAACTTTATTTGCCCTTCAATGTCGTTCCCATCGGCCAGCGGACCGAACAAACCGAGGAGGCGATGGCCGTGAGGATACTGGAGAAGGTGAAGGAGAAGTTGGGATAGGGTATGGTCTGGCTCGATGACTTCATCGACAAGGTTGTATGCGGTGATTGCGTAGAGGTGATGGCCGGTATGCCGGAGAGCCACTTTGACGCTATTGTGACTGATCCACCCTATCTTTTATCTTTTATGGGCAAAGAATGGGATCGGGCTGCTATAGACATTCCAACTTCAGAAGTTATCTTCAGGTCATGGTTTGCTGGACTTGTAGCCGGAGAAGGCTGTTTTAGGATTCATAAGGAAAAGAGCGGAACTTATTATGCCTGTCATTTTAGCATTCATATGAGGGCAGATGAAGCCCCCCTGTTACGGGCATTGGCATTAAAGATTG